AGTACCGTTAGCACTGAGTATCCAGGGCTTGTTGCTGTCAAATATCAATCGCCAAACATCTGCGGCACTTAAGACATCACTGGTACCATTGGCCCAATCAATGGTAATCTCAGTGCCAACTTCTCCGTTCATTACTGCTGTGTATTCTAACGACCCAAATAAGTTTTCCCATGCGTCTGCAAAACTACTACCTGATGTTTGTTTTTCTTTGATATAATGCTCAGTCATGGTCTGACGTAGTTGTCCTACGATAGTCTCTGGACCCATGTTAAGTGCGCGAATAGCTGAAGGATATAGTGAGTTAATATCAATAGCACCAATGTAGTCATGCATGCCTGCTTTGGGAGTTGCTACATACGCACCTGCCGCTTGTGTATCAAAACTTTCATCACGGTTACGATTTGGTACAACCATACCTAGTTGATGTGCTTCATTGATAATAGCCTGTTCAGTAACTGCCACAGCACCCATGGTAGTTTGTAATAGCACAGTATTGTCATGAGCTAACTCATTGGCTAGATCTAAGAAGCGTAGTTTTGTATTTAATTTGTGTAATAGTGCGGTGTCTTGACGATTATATTCAATAAATTTAGCAAAGTCTTTGTTATACAGTTGATCTAATGTGCCTTCATACTGTGTTTTACTTTCACCTAGTTCGTATTCTGAAATAGCATCTAGACTATAACTGTGACGTTCTTCATAGGTATATTTACGATACAGTTGCATATAGTCCATGTGTACACGACCAATAAGGTCAAAGGTCATATTGGCAGCACCGAAGCGTTCAAACTCACGCTGTTTAGGAAACTGCCCCCACAAACAGAATCTACGTGTGTCATCTTTGCTTAATACACGATTAGTTCTTTGCACCATATATGGAATATCAAAGCCTTCACTGTTCCAACCTGACAATATATCAGCATCGTCGATCAAGTCTAAGAATGTTTTTAGTAGGTCTTCTTCACGTTCCATAAGGAAACAGTTGTCATACTTACTAGCAATCTCTTCAGCAGTTTCCCAGCTCATTGACTTGGGCGGGATAACCATGGTAACTAGTTTGTCTAACCAATCTAGATACACCGATACCGCGGTAATAGGATTAAATGGGTCTTCTGGACGACTGAACCCACGAATAGGATCAAAGTCGACCTCAATGTCGAAGAACGCTGTTTGGAGTTTAGGTGACTTCTGCCCTAGATAGTTTTCTTCTAGACAACGGAACACGGGATTGATATCGCTTTCCCAGATGCGTTTGCCTGAATTGATTTTAACTTCTTTGTGGAATTCTTTGCCTATACGTGTGCTGAATCTGCTGACAGGTGTGTCATAGATAGTGCGGAACTTGCCACGAGGATCATCATAATAAAAAGTATAGTTTGCTGGATACTCTTTATATTCTCTTTGCCCATTGACTCGTTCAACAATATAGATGCGATCTTTCGCGCGATCAAATAGTGCGTCTACGTAACTCATATTTTCCTTTTTGTGCGACTTCTAGCTCACACACACTCTTCATGCCCGGGTGGGCGTTTTATTAATTATACAGCAATCTGCTATAGCCCACAAGATCAACTAAGAAAATAGTCAGGCTGGTCATAAACAATCCAAAACTTCCTCTGCTTAATGCTGAATACATGCTAATAGCCAAACAGCAAAAGAACAATGGATAAACAATTAAGAACGGTACATCAGGTACAGTGGCAGCAAATGTAACGACTATGATAACATTTAGAAACCAATTAAAAACTTCTAAACATAATCTTACAGGATGACTGTACCAATCTTGTTTTACAAAATCAACTGTCTTATGCCAATCTATCAAACTGTGCGACCAACTGTTTCAAGAATATCTTGAACTGTTTCGTGATCAGCATTGGTTTCAGTTAGTTTTGATTTTTGAGCGATCTTAATCGCTTTTTTGAGCAAACTAGGTTTGATTTCTAATTCTTCTGCTACTGCTTTTACAGTATCGTTTAAGCCTGCTGATAAATCTTCTACTTCTTGTAATACAGCAATACCTTCGTTAATTAACTGTGTTAGTTTGGCTTTTTGTTCGCCTGAAAACATTTTTGACATGTCAATTTTCCTTGATTTAAAATTATATTATACTTGAAGTATTTAACCTTGTCTACGGGGTTTGGCTAATTTATTCTACACTTACGCAGAATACGGGTGGCAGTTTGGAATTCTAGTGCTAGATCATCGTATAGATCTTCTGGTGGTCGTTCTGCATAGGCACGATTTAGATAGGCCATCTGTCCCATGTCAGCGTAGTATACTTCAGTAGGCCAACGATACTTACCCCATTCCATGCTGTTGATCAACAAGCATTCATCACCCACATTTTTGAGCAGTTCTTTTTTGGCTTTTGTGGGAAGATTAACACTGGTTAATAGTTTAACACCCACGGGTACTGTATTGACCTGAGGTTTATCTAGATAGTGTGCAAACAGATGCACAATGTAGGCTTCTATGTTTTCTGACAAATTTATAGTAAGCTCGCATTCTGCTCTGCGAACTAGTTCATAGGATTCTTTAACATAGATATCCCAATTGGACATTTTAGCCTTGGGCAGCTATTTCTTGTGCCATTGCCAAACCTATGATAGCATCTGGTGCTGTTACTGTATATTCTTTATCATTAATTACAAAAGTCATTTCCATCATTTTTTCTTCCCCCTGCGCATATTAAGTTGCCAACGTGCTAGTTGCCCTTTGCGTCCTGACGCTTTAGCAGCCTTTTCAAGTTCTGCCATTGTAGCACCTTTTGGTATTCCATGGCGTTGACTATCACCTTTGTCTTGTGGATTCTTACCATCTGCAAAGTTTTCTTTAACGCTTTCACTTTTGTTGCCCCAATTGGCTGCTCCTTTCTTGCGGCACTGCACTAGTGCACCTGATGCGTAAGCACTGGGCCATACTTTATAGCGGCTTTTTACTTTGTGGTAGCAGGCATCTTGTTTTTCGTTAAGCTGGCTTTCGTGTACTATCTTTTCGCCACAATTTGGACACTGATCAAATGGTATGCCTTCTAAGACATTTTCATTCTTAACACAGTTAGGCACAGTCTTGCCAAACATTTTTTTGTTGCCTTCTTTGTGATAGCCTTTCCAGCAGTTTTCATCAAATTGCTGTTCATTGATGGCATTAGTTGCATGTGGTAATTGATCAGCCTGTAATTGTTTAGCCAGATCATTTGCTCTCAGTGCAAATTCAAAGTCTAGGCGCGATAGTCCATCTATGTCTCCAGTCCTTACTTTGATGCTGACCCTGGCATTGTCCATGGTGATTACCGCATTATGATCCATGCTTTGTTCGATATCATGTAGTTGGTTTACATAAGATAAAGCAGTGTCATCATCTTGGAAATCATAAGCAGTGGCTAATAGATCATGATCCAGCATGCTCCATGTGGGTATAAATTTATGATGTAGTTTATCCAGTTCTTGATCAGTTGGGGCAGTTAGATCCTTAGGATCTCTGCGTGTGGTTTCTTCACGGACTTTAGTGGCTACATTTTTAGCAGGACCACGGCGATCGGGATCAGGATCTTCTCTGCGTTTTTTCTGTGCGGCAGCTGCGCGACCTTTCTTGCCTAGTGCATGTGCTTTGGCCTGCGGCAAGCATTTAGGTTTACCTTCACCAGGCTCTCTAGCACAATCACCTTTAATCTTACCTTTGGTATCCATGCGCACCCATTTTTCTTTACCAAACCAATCACGTAGATTTTCATTAACATCATCAACTAGTGGACCACCTGTGACCCAAGCATCACAGGTCCTGCGGCTAGCACATTTGAATTTCAAAAATTTACAGTAGCCTAGATCGCCGGCATCAATAGTGGCCTGTGCATCTTTAGGTGATTCGCTGTCTATACCTTGGGCTATACAGTCTAAGGTGTCTTTACGTAGATCAAAAGCCGCACAGTTGCCACATAGGCTAGATTTAGCTTCTTCAGCTGAGTCTAGATTCCACTCATCTACTTTTTTCATCCAGAATTTAGTGTTAGGTAGGTCTGGATTAAGCGGACCATAACCGTATTCATCGATGGCTTTTTGGCGGTTTTTTAGATT